CCCTGACCGGCGGGGCCTTGCGGGCCGGTAGGGCCAGCGGGGCCGGTGTCGCCCTGGGGTCCCGTCGCACCAGTCGGGCCAGTGTCACCCTGTGGACCCTGCGGACCTTCAGGGCCGGTCGGGCCAGTGGCGCCAGTATCGCCCTGGGGGCCGGTCGGTCCGGCAGGGCCCTGAGGGCCCACCAGGGACGCAAGCCATTGGCTCTCAGTACCGACAAAGCCACCCGCTACGGCCAGCTCGTAAGCGCTATCGCCGTCCGGGCCAGTGGGGCCGGCATCGCCTTGCGGACCCTGGATCGGCCCTAGGTTGACCCACGCAGCACCGCTCCAGACATGAATATCCCCTGTCGCCGTAACCTGATAGGCGTCGCCTACCGCAGGGGTCGTAATCGACGACAGGTCTCCTTCCGTCGCGACTGTCCCCTTAATGACGAAGCCAGTTCCGTCGGCTCCGTCTGCCCCTGCAGGACCAGTGGGACCAGTGGGACCAGCGGGACCTTGTGGACCTATCGGTCCAGCCGGGCCTGCTGGGCCGGTTTCGCCCTGAATGCCTTGAGGCCCCTGTGGACCCGTAGGTCCAGTCGGGCCAGTATCGCCCTGAATACCTTGCGGACCCTGAGGGCCAGTCGCGCCCGTCGCTCCAGTGGGACCGGCAGGACCCTGAGGGCCAGCCAGGGTGCCGAGGTTGTCCCAGGCAGAGCCATCCCAAACCCAGAACACCTTGGTGTCGTCGGCCTGGTAGACATCGCCCGTTATTGCGCCGCCGGGAAGTGCCGTCGAATCGGCAACCGTTCCTTTGACATTCAGCGCGCTGATCGATGGGCCCGCGAAATCAAGATTACCCGTGAAGGGATTGAATTGCACTGTCATCGATCAGCTCTTGGTTACAGACGTGAGATTTCCGCTGCCGTCGTACGTCAGTGCCAGAGTTGCGACCGTCGTGCCGCCTGAGCCGCCTCTCTTGTAGACAACGCCGGTCAGGTTCGTTCCGCTGTAAGCCAGGCTGATGTAGTCGTGTTCGGGGATTTCGAGACCAGTGAGTACATTGACCGTTCCGTTCACCGGAACAGGATTGCCAGAGTCGTTTTTGATCTCGACTTCGCTTTCAATAGTTACTTCTCCATCAAAAACAACTGACCCCTGAGCGGGGTCGATGATATTGCCTTCGGCATCGGCTAGTTGGATAACCTGGAATGTTCGGCCACCAGCTACACTGATAGCTTCGTCATTTACCTGGCCGCTATTTTCGTAATATGCCATTGAGTTAATTTACTCCTGTTTAGCTTTCACCGCAACCGGGTATATCAGAGTTGTCAGTATCTTCTTCGAGAAGGTTATTAGAAACATGGGAATCACTAAGATACTCCCCAGTTTCCGTCCATTTCTGCCAGCCCCACATCTCCTCGTTACACGTAGTGTGGGGTACCTGCTCAGCAGAATCGGACGCTCGCGCCCGGAGGTTTCGCAACGGACCGGGATTAACCCTGTTGCGAAGCAACAAGAACTCAGGTTGACTCAGCATTTGCCTTGTCAACGCACTAGCCTGTGTTTCACGAGACCGGTAATCTGCCTCGCTACGCTCAGATTTCCAATGTTCGTAAGGATTATCTTGAACAGCCAAAGTAAATACTCGTCCCCCTAGTACGCTTTCAACAGTTTTCAAAAAATCCGGTGAAAGGAACTATATGCGGGAAACATAGCTCCCAATACCCAATTAAAATATCCATGGCACTTTCTAGTAAATCCCTAAGGGATCTGGAAGCAACCGCACAAAGTGCGGAGAACGATTTTGACTTCGGAGACCCAGAGATTATCGTAGTAGAAATCTCTGACGGTAAATTCCTTTCTCTCCAAGAGCCCAGCGCAGACGATCTTATTGAAATTTCAAAGATCTCAGAGGAAAAGGGTCTCGATGAGATTCAAGCCACATTGAAAACAATCTGCATTCTGCATTCTCCCGAACCTGGTGGTCGTAAACTCACCCTGAAGGATGCTAAGCGTCTCCGGGCCAAACAAATCAAGAAACTAGGTCAGGCAATTAACGAGTTGCTGGGGGATATCGATGACGACATGAAAAGCGACGATAAAGATTCGGATTAATCACGACTACACAGTGACCTGCGTAGACACCAGGGATCGAGAGTTAAGTTTTCGTGACATAACAGGTAAAGACCTGGAGTATTTAGACATGATCTTCGGCTCCGAAGAAACTGTAATGCAAGGTAGTCAGATTATCGAGTTACTTGAACACCTCTGCACTAAACCGTACGATATGTCTCGTCTAACCCCTCACACAATACGCCAAGTATTCTCCCAGTTAAAGGAACACATTTTGTGTAACTACATGGATAAAGAGACTTGGCTTAAGCAGTGTTACTCGATTCAGAACGGCTCGTTTCAGAACGTGTCGCAAATGGAATTAGAACCGATGTCTAAATTCACCGCTATGTGCAGTATACACAAAGAGGCCATGGACCAGCTAGGTAAAGACAATGACAACAACCAGATTTAGCGCGGAGAATGAGCCGGAAGACCTAGTCAAGTTTATGGCCATCCTTTTCCAGATATCGAGAAATAGAGACTTTATCGAGCTTAGTAGATTTGTGAAGCTATCGGCAAGCGTAATCGGACCTGATGACTTTAATCTCCTTCTTCGAAGCGTTGTAAGGATGATGGGAAACACAAAATGTGGACCAGAGCTATGTTCAGATTGGCTAATGACCAACCTCTACGAGTTGTACAAAGCACTGGGTGTGTAAATTCATACTCGTTGTACGTTGAAAGCTTATTGATAGGACTGTCAACAACGGAGATTAAGCCTTGGCAACTTCGATTACAGTGAATGCCGCTGCGCTAAACCGACCGGGTGTATTTGTCGCCCAGTCAGTTACTGGCGGACTTCCACAGCCCATCGCTAGCCATGCTGTAGGTTATTTATTCGGTACGACTCCGGCCGAAGAATACTACGGTACGGGTAGCGAGGGGATTTATTCTGAATTTTTACCATATAAACCCACTCAAATCGCATCGGCGGAGGATTACCTACAAAAAGTAGGTGGCTCAGTACCCGTTGGTAGCACTGGTGCTACGGTTACCTACGACGCGATTAAGGGGTTTTTTGACAATGTAGGTGTAAACGGTATTCTCTACTTTACCCGTGTTACCCCGACCCCTGAAACTGTCGTTGACCTGAGTGCTAGCGGAGCTGGTTCTGGGTACAATGCTTTCGCTCTTAAGGTCAATGGTCGGTATTACGGTACTCCCATTAATGTTCTCGACCCTGATGGAGACGAGATCCGGGTAATCACGACCACCGGTATCGATACCACTGACAACGCCAGGGACCTTTACAATTACCTGTCTAGCGTCGACTCTGATGGCTTTGCTGATTTTTACCGTGTAGAACAGACGGCTACTGAGGCAACTCAGGGGAAATTCCGGATGTTCGCTCGTGATAACGCAGTTCTTCCCGAGGTAGATCGGTTTGTTGCTTATAACTTTAGTGACACGGGTTATGCGTCGCCCCTGAACCTCGACACCACCGATGTTGTTAAACTCTATACCTCGGTGAAAGAGATCAATTTCCGGTGCAATAGCCGTGAAATTGAAACCGGAGAACCCGTACTTTACGTTGATGGTTCGGCTGTAAGCCTGTTTATCGCCGCTGCTAACGCTGCTTCAGCCGGTACCTACGATCCGACTACCGACCAATCTGACATCCTCAAGGACTTTTTAGTCGCTACTGTCGCAAATGGAGGTGCTGGTCTGACCTCTATTCCAGACGACAAGGTTGTAGGTATTTCCAAAGATTTTAGCTCTGGAGCAGGAGCAGGTGACAAATGGGCCGATGCCGATGCGGTCTATTGGCGTTATGATCTGGGGACTACAAGCTTCTCTAAACTCGTATCTGGGTCTGATGCAATTGTTCCCACTGGTTCGGTTACCACGGTAGGTGGTGTTTCTACCCGGACTGGTTATCTTCCCGACTCGGTTCAAGTATTCTACGTTTCTGTAGCCGGTGAAAACCGGGCTATTATTGTCAACGGAGCTACTCCAGACGAGTTGGCTGAAGGCCTGAGAGATGAGTTGATTTCTATTCTCTCTGAGAAGGATCTAGCTCAGTACTACGACATTGAAGCAGTACCTACTAGTTCTAATTACTCCGGTACAAGCTATGCCCCCAATAACGGCTACAAGATTGTAGACAATCTTGTTTCTAGCCATGGTTCACCGTCTATCCGCCCAGATCTTGAGGATATTACACTGGCCGGAACCGTAGCCATCAGTGCTGGTACGGTCACTGGTACCAATACTCTGTTTACACAGGAAATCGGTGTTGGCGATGTAATCGTTGTCAACGGTACCCGGTTTACGGTTTCCGCAATCACTAACGATACGACTGCGACGGTAACTCCGAGCACCGTAACTGTCGCTGCTGGTGCTACAGCGAAGTTGGATAAGTCATTAGCCAATGGATTTACCTCCTTCGATTACGTCCTGCGCGTACGGATCACCGCGAAAAACGGCCTGGTGAGCCCTGTACTACCTGGCATTAATCGTCAAGGTCTACTCGACGACAATGTAATCAAGCTTACCTCGGCAACCGAGAATGTAGGTTATGAGTCTTACAAATTGACTTCTGCCTCCAAAGCTCAGGACTTTGTCTATGCCATCGAAAAGGGCATGAGCGATGAGTACTATACGCCTGGGTTCCTAATGGCCCCTGAGGCCTACGCAACTCTTTCGTATTCTGCCGACTCCGACCTCGCTTCGCGCACAGAGGCTATCACTGAAAGGCTGAAGGTGACTCAGACCCTGGTCGCTGCTGCTGAGGGTCGCTTCGGTGTGACTGAGGGGATCAGTAATACTCAACACATCGCTTTAATCGACTGTGGCGGTGATATCGAAAACCTCTCTCAAGCCCAAGACGAGCTTGACACAATTAAGAGAGTTGTCGGTGCGTTTTATGGCCATGCCGCCTTCTACGCCCCCTATGTCAAAAACCTGAACGATCGTTTCGTTCCACCCAGTTCTCTTGTGGCCGGTATCGCTTGCGGTCGTTATATCAACGAAGGGTTCCAACAACCCCCTGCAGGATCACGTTACCCCCTACGCGGTGTTACAGGGCTCAAGTTCAACATCACTGCTCAACAGCAGGAGGTTACTTACGCCCTCGGCCTCAACCCAATTCGCTCACTGCCCAACCGTGGCATTGTGGTGTGGGGAGCACGCACCCTGTCCAGTAGCCCACTGTTCCGATTTGTCAATACCCGAGTCATCCTCAACGTTCTCGTTGATGTGATGAACCGGAGTTTCGATGACATCTTGTTTGAGTCTATCGATTCGGCTGGTACGGTATATAGCAGAGTTAAATCTATCGCCACTCAAGTACTGAATCAGTTCTACCGTCAGGGCGCACTGTTTGGTAACCGTCCCGAGCAAGCGTATCTCGTGGTATGTGGTGACAGCAACAACAGCGCAACTCTCCTCGAACAGGGAACAGTTCGTATGGATGCGTATGTGGCTACTTCTCCGACCTTGGAACGTCTGGCTATCACTATCGTCCGAACTCCTGTTGGCCAGGTGTCGCTCTTAAGCGATAGCTTTAGCCGTAACGAAGAGCGCTTCACTGCGTTCCTCGATGCCACCAACTTGAACGTTTGACGTTGAAAGATTGATATGGCAAGGAGACTTCGCAAAAACCTGGAAGAAGTTCTAAACGCTGATTCCCCTCTGACTGAGCAGCAGCCTAAGAGGACCGTATACATCGAGCTATTTCGTTCCGGTCCTCAAATCAGCTCTAGCGGTCAGAAGATGGTTTTTGCGGATGAAGATCTTGATCAGGTGGTGACTAGCTACAACCCCGGTAAGCACGAGGCACCCCTGATCATCGGTCATGACCAGGACGATGGTACTCCAGCCCTAGGCTGGGTACGTGAAGTGTGGCGAAAAGGCAAATCACTTTGGGGGAAAGTAGAACTGACCCCTAAGGCGGAGCGTCTAATTCGTGACGGTGTATTCAAAAAGGTCAGTAGCTCGTTCTACTTGCCCGATGCGGATACTAACCCGACACCCGGCCAACTGGCATTGCGCCATCTCGGCCTTGTGTCTATACCTGCGGTAAAAGGCCTTACGGCTTTTTCCGAGACACCCCCCGAAGGCTCGATAACTATTACTCCAGCGGAGTCTTCTATTTCATTTCAGGAAACTTTACCAACTATGGCTAAGAGAAAAACCGAAGCCCCCGTTCAAGAGACTAAAGTTGTCGACCATGCCGATGGGCGGGGCATGACTATTAATGTAAACATCAATGGCATGAAAGCCACTGATGAAGAGGGACAAGATGTCCAGGAAACTGGTGCTGCTGCTCCGTATGACATGGAATACGGAGATGACATGGCTCCCGATCCCATGATGAGCCCTGACCCTATGGCCCAGGAGGGAATGCAATCCCTTCAATCCGCCTCGATGGTCGAAGGACCTGATGGTGAAGAGATGGGCGATGAAGACGGTGGAGAAGCTCCTCCGGTTGATGAAGAAGGTGCAGGTCCGGACGGGATGGAAGGCGAAGATATGCCACCTGAAGAGGTAGGGATGGAGCCCGAAGCCGAGGATATGTCCGGTGATGACGATGAGCAAGTCGCTGCCGATCTCGCTTCTCAGTACACCGAAGATCAACTCATCATGGCCCTTTATCAACTTGCTCAGGGGTCTCAGGAGATGGGTGAAGGCATGATGCCTGGCTACTCGGAATCTGAAGATTCCGAAGAAGTGGTTGAAGCCGAAGCGACTGATTTCTCCGAGGCTGACACCTCGGCTCCGGACCCCCTAGCTGCCAAAGTTGCCGAACTCGAAGAAGAGCTTGCCTCCCAAAGACGCCTAATGCGTCAAAAGGAGATCACAGATTTCTGTGAAAAGCTGTACGAGGGCGGTAAGCTCACCGAACAAATTGTCCCCATTTCCGACCTAACCCGATTCATGGAGACTCTTAATCCCAAGAATAACGTGAACTTCAGCGAAGCGGGTAAGGCTACTCAATTCGAATTCATGAAGGGCATGTTGGAGAAGCTGCCCGCGATGGTTAGCTTCAGTGAGGTGGCTACCCCTGCTACCGCACCCAAGAAGCCAAAGGCCCCTAAGCCTAACGCAGACGGATACGTCTACGATCAACGTAGCGCAGAAGTACATGCGAAAGCCGTGGAATATTCCGAGGCTAATGGTACGGACTATATGTCTGCCCTGAAGCTCGTTCTCGAAGAAGACGAAGACTGAGTCAAATCCTTGTAACAACGGGGTAGCTTGCTACCCCGGCAGAA